CAGGAAGGAGATCGACCTGCTGCCGCTGCATGGCTACCCCTACGGGGCCGGGCGAGCGGGGAAGGAGTGCATTCGTTGCTCGATTGGCGGCGCCGTATCCCGCCATGCCCCCAAGTAAGGCACCCGCATATTCACCACCGGGAATACCGCTTTCGCCGCCGAGATACGACCCAGCACCCGCAGCAGCGCCGGCCACCGTATCGCGGAGAGGTGTGCGGCCAAGGGTTTGCGCAACATCGCCCGCAAGTCCGGTGAAAACGTTGCTTCCGGCACGAGCCAAGCTACCGCCTGCAAGCGAGCCGGCGCCGAACTCATTCACCTTCGTGGCCAGACTGGTGGGGTCGCTTTGCGGCAGCCCAAGGCCGTCGCGAAGGATTTGCCCCGTGTCGTACGTCTGATCCCCGTATCCGGTGGCGTCGTAGATCAACTGACCGACAGGGTTTGCGATCAATCCGATCGTGCTGTTGGCTGCGCCAGAGATTACGTCTCCCAGACCCATGCCCACATCGCGCGCCGCGTCGGAGAATGAGTTGTAACCCAAGAACCCGCGATTGTCAGGCGGGCGGTTCGGGGAATCGTCCGTTACCGTGCCGGTAAGGCCATCGTCCTCATTCGGGCCGGTGTAAGTGATGCTCCCGGTAATGCCGTCCTGCTCTGGCTGCTCCAGCAAGTCTTTGGCTGCAGGGCCAGCGGCTTGGAACAAGCCCTGCAACGCTACTTCACGGCTTCGCCTTTTCTGCTCAAGGACTTCGGGCGTGTCGCCGGGGCGCGGGAAGTAGATTTGTCCGTTGGTTACAAACTCGGACGGGGGAATCGCCGCGCCGGAATCATAACGCAGGATGGCCGCAATAAACGTCCGTTCAGCCTGATCGGCACTTTGCCGCTCGGCATCCGACATGTAGTTGGCAACATTCGGGAAATTGTCCGCGACCATCTGGCCCGGCAGCGAGCGCGGCCCAACATTGCCGAGAGCTTCGAAATCCTTGTTCGCCTGGATGCCGCGAGCGAGGAAGCTGGCCGCCTTCCCCTGTTCAACTGAGCCTTGCCTATCCTTCTCCGCTGCTCGCGCAGCAGTCTCAGCAGCTCGGGCGTCAGCACGATTGGCGCGCTCATTCGCTTCGATCTGCAACGCGGTCGGCGGCGCCACGGTCTTTGGGGTGCCACGAATGACCCCTGGAGCCTGTGGTGCAGACGGGTATGCGGTGGGAGAGCCATTCAACTGCTGTAGAATGGTGGGGTCTTTTACCTCAGGCATTTAGCGCCCCTCCGGGTTGTCATACCACTTGCCGTTGACCTGATAATAGGTTTGACCGCCAACTTGCTTGCCGACTCTGACACCGTTTTGCTGTAACCAACCCTGAAAGGCGGCGGAGCCATTCGGGCCAAGGCTTGATTGAACCACCTGCGCTTCTTCCGGTGTGATAAACTGCTCAGCAGTGGCCTTGCGAAGAATGCCCGTAACTTGTGGCGAGGATTGCGGAGCGGCGGCCTCTGGCTGTCCGCCGAACTGCGCAATGGCGGCGGGATCGCGAGTATTCACCAGCGTGCCGCCTTCTGGAATTGCCATGTAGTCAGGCTTTTCGAGATCAAGGAAGGTCTTGACGCCATTCGAGGCGGCAATCGCACCCTGCAAGGCCTGCGGAGAATACTTGCCAACCTGCTGAGCAAGGTCAGGGAAGCGCTGAGCGCCATAGGAGGCATATTGATCCCACGCGGCGGGTTGCTGTTCCTCAGGGAGTTGAGACACCGCCAGCGCCGCTTGGCCAACATACTCGGCCTGTTCCTTCGCCGTTTGCTTGTCGTTGTCGTTGAGTTTATCCCAAGCGTTCAGATCGATCCCTGCCAGTTGGGCCAAGGCGCCCTTGTCGCCAGCAGCGGCACGACGCTGGAGATCGACCTGCTGGGCTTCCATTTGCTGCTTTCGAGCCGCTTCCGCGCGCTGCTGCTGATCCTGCATAACCCGGTAGCCAAGCTGCGGATCATGACGGGCAATTTCTGCCGCGTTCTGGTCGTTCGGATCGCGCAGGTAATTATGAAATGCTTGCTGGGTCTTCGCCTGTTGGGCACGCTGCATACCCATTTCGAAGGCATTAGTCAGGGTCGCCCCTACCTGCGCTGGATCCATCAGAGAGGAAAAAGGATTGCTGGCCATCAATAGCCCCCCCTGCCGTAACCGTAATATCCCGCAATGCCGCCAATCGCGTTGCCCAGGCCGTTGATCAGCCCGTTCGAATTATTGGCATTGGCGATGGCCTGATTGCCGTAGATGTTGCCCACATTTTGAGCATACTGGCTCTGCGCGTTGCCGAGATTCCCGAGCGCATTGGACACGTTGCCCGCCATGCCCGTAGTCAGGCCAGCGGCGTTGTTGCCGTAGTTCTGAGCAAGGCCGCTGAGCGCATTCGAGTAGTTCGAATTTAACCCCGCGAGGCTGTTGGCGTAATTACCCCCTACCCCGACCTGCGCGTTCATGGCATTCGCGCCAAGCGCCTGCTGGTTTCCGAGTGCCCCGAGGTAGTTGGCAAATTCCGCCGATGCAGCGTTCTGGCCATATTCGGTAATGCCCTTCATTGCCGCACCGGACTGCAATGTTCCCCGGCCCGCATAGTTGGCGTTGATCGCATCCAGCCCTTCCCCAAGGCGGAACTCGTATCCGGTTGAATTGCGGAAGTTCTCGAAGGCCTGTTCCTGCGGGGACAATGCAGGGGTTGTCGCGGCCGGAGTGGGAGCCGGGGTTGCCGCTGGCGCGGGTGTATTCTGCCGGTTGCCGAAGATCGAACCGAAAATATTCCCGATGCCCCCAGCTCTCGCGAAGCCTTTGGAGTTTACTGTGCGGGAAGCTGGGCCAAGTGCGTTAATCATGCGCCTATCTCCGACCCTGTGTTGCGATTTGATATGCCACGGCTGCCGTTGGACTGGTGGTGGCCGGCAGCAGAGCATTCTGGCCTGTCGGAGCCGGGGTAGGCGCGACAACCGGAGCTGCGATGGGATTGGCCTTGACCGGCGTGAAACTTATGTTTTGCGGTGTGTAAGCCTGCTGCTGCTCAAGCCCGAGCAGCGCGTTGATGCTGTTCATCGCTCCATAGCCGGTCTGGGCCAGCGGGTTCAGGATAGCGATATTCTGGTTTCGGACATCGGTCTGCAATTTGCCCGAGCTGTTGTAGGCGTCGGTCTGGAAGCCCATCGCCTGATTCAGCGCGTTGGTCTGGAAGCCGAGCGATTTATCCAGTGCCGCCTGCTGCTGGGCAAGATTCTGCTGGAATAGCTTTTCCTGAGAGGCGATTGCCTCACGCTGCGCCTGCAAATTGGCGTCGGTGGACTTCGCAATGGCGTTCTTGTTGTTGTTCGATGAGATCACCGAACCGGCAGCGCCAGCGATCCCGGCGACACCAGCGGCAATGGCTAGTGGGGGCATTCCCGTCTCCAATCGTAAAGTGAGTAAAGTGTCGGGCCTGTGCCCAGATCGAAGTGCATCTGCCCGCGTGGCTTGAAGCCGACCCGGCGGGTGAAAATCTGGGTGTGCCGATCGATCACTCGCGCCCACAAATGGGCCGCGCCCAGATCCTTGGCGTATTCAATCGCGGCCAAGGCAAACTCATGCGCCCATTGCCCCCGCCCCTCTGGCAGGATGAAGATATGAGCCTCGAAAGCATCCGGCCCAGACCAGTGCCAGAACACACCCCCATGATCCCCATTGAGGAAATGGTTCATCTCCAGCGTTACATGCTCGCTGAGATCGATGTAGCTTTGTCCGTCGCCGCCCGAGGTCGGCCTGATTTCCGGATGATTGACGAGATAGTTCAGTCTGTCGGCGTCGAACGACCTAAGCGGACGCAGCGACATTCGTGCCCGCAATCACCCAATCGGTGCCATTGAAGCTCACAAGGCCCCCAGTGCCGCTCCCAGCGCCTTCCTGAGTGCCAGCGCCGTCGAACACCCGGAGGTCCGGTGAATAGGCCCAGTCCCCGATTTTGGCGTTCGTCGGCAAGTCCAGCACCGCCAGTTGCCGGGGCTTTTGCAGGCGCTGCCACTTCGCCACGAACGGGAGCGTCGGCCTCCCCTGATTATCGACGATGCGATCTGACTGGAGAAGCGTAAGGCCCGGATCAGCCACGCCCGCGCCCTCCCAGGAACTCGTTGAAGAATGCCGCCGATACGCTGAACACCTTCGCGTCCTCGATCTTGAACTCAGCCAGAAAGCCCGGCTGATCGAACAGGCCCAACGCCCGCCACTCGACCTTCGTGCGAAACTCTCCAGCGGAACCCAGACTGCCGGAAATCCAGTTACTCCATGTCCGTCCCGCATCGCGGCTGTAGCGCATGGCTATCGTGCCGCCGGGGTACTCCACCTCGCCCACCTGACAGCGCAGGAGAATATTGCTAACTGGAACAGAGCCGCCATCGACGCTAAACCCGGCGCGGAAGATGCGATCTGGCGCGGCCTCTTCGACCTTCGTCAGCAACGGCACTTGCAGCGGAAGCAGGACCTTGCCGTCAACGCTCGATCCGAACTCCGAATAGGCGACATTCCGGCTTGAAACCGGACCCGCGAGCCACGGCCCGTCATCGGTCGAGAACTGCGTCCACTGCATGGTCTGGGCATCGAGCAGCAGATCGCCATCCAGCGGGCCTTTGATCCTCAAAAATTCATGGCTCTCCAAGAAAAAGGAATCGACATAGAACGAGGCGGGATCGGAATTGAGGATCAGTTCTTCAATCCCGTTGTCGCTGATCCGTATTGCCGAGCCTCCGGCGGAATGCAGAACCACACCTTGCCGCGAAACCCAGGCAAAACCGTCATTCCACAGCGCCATGCAGTTCGTGCCATAGACACCGTAATGCAGGGTCGATCCGAGCGTTGGCGCCCAGGGGAGATTGTCGTCTCCGGTGACGCCATGCAGTTCGATGGTGTTCTTGCCGCCAAGGACGAGATGATCCTTGAACACCACCGCATCGACCAGTTCGTCAGGCTCATTCTCCGCACTGGCGAAATCCAGCGGGGCAATCACGATGTCGCCCGACCCGTCGAGCATGTTGGAAAGCGGCTCGGTCCAGTAATATTTCTGCGTGTCCTTGCGCAGGAATACGAACCGCCCGCCCTGCTCGATTACCTTCGTGACATACGCCCCGTCAGGGAAGGCAATCGCCCGGAACGTCGCCCCATCGTAGAACTTGGCATCCTCGCCGGCTGTCATGATTACGCCGACTTCATTGCCCGCCAGCGATGCGGGGCCAGTCCCCGGAACCGCGCCCCTGAGCGTTTCGACAGTATAAAACCCGCCATCGGAAATCCCGAGCAGGGTTCCGTTCAATACGCCGTCCTGGATCATCAGCGCCGTTACCGGCCCATCGCCCATGATCGTGTCGTTGCCCAGAACGCTGCGTAGAAACAGCGGCCAGCGGGACAACAGACGGAACTCACCCGGCTCCGTGATCGCCTTTTCCGCAAACAGGTTCTTGATCGGCAGTTGAGGTAAATCCCCGAGCGATCTCCTGACTGTTCCCGGAATGAGCGAAAGCGCGGGCATCAGTAGTTGAACCCGCTCTCGATGATGTAGCTTTCGGGGCGTTCGTCGTCCTCGAATTGCTGCCGCAGGAACCCTGCACGGGCGACCAGAACCGGATTGGGTTCGCGCCCGAACAGCCCGGCGCAGTTCAGCGCCAACTCAAGCCCGAGATATTCGTTATACCGTTCGGGGAAATCCACGGTCTGTGCGGAATCGGTGATCGTCTCGGGCAGCCGATTGTATTCGATTGCCAGCGTTGCTCCGTCTCTCGGAACGGGCCAGACATACATCGCCACAGCGTCCCGCTGGTTATCGACGTAGAACGCCATCGGGTCGCCAACCTGCGCCTTATTGGGCATTTCGAGGTATTCAGAGCGTCCCCAGCGGGTGAGAACACGCTGATAGGTCGCATTCATCACCACGCGGGCGGAAATAACGTCCGACACGCCCGCCGGGAGGCTGCCTGAGGGGTCGCCGGGCGGTACGATCACCGTGCCGGTGGTCAGCAAATAGCTGCCGAAGGGCATGCTCTTGAGGATGCCGTTGAACACCACCAGGCATTCGGCAATTTCCTCACTGGTCGGGGTTTCGCTAAGCGAAATGATCCCGTTTCTGCGCAGGGCAGACGTAATAAAGCTCAGCGCAGTCAGGGACCACGCCGTCACGCCCGATGTTGGCATGTGCTAGCCTCCTAGAACCCACTGAGATGGCTGAGGATCGGCAATGGATGCCCAACCCGCCGGGATATCGTCCACAGAGCCGACCCAATCGGCAGGGAAGCCGTCAGGGACCATTATCCATGATCGTTCGAAATTCGCGGTTCCGCCCGTCAGCGTGAACAGCCCCGACGCGGCCGAGAGGAAGTTGTAACGAAACGTCGCCTCGCCGCCCGTGAGGGCAAACATGCCAGTCTCGGGGTAGAGCGTTTGGCCCTTGCGGAAGGTGACAGCGCCCCCGGTTAGAACAAATGATCCGGTTGCGGCAGGGAGGTAGCGGTTTGCCGAGAATACGGCTGTACCGCCTACCAACGCGAAAACGCCCGGCTCGGCATCGAAACCCTTGGCCTTGGTGAAAGTGGCCGCTCCACCCGAGAGGGTAAAACTGCCCCCATCTGCGGACAGGATACGATTATTGCGGAATGTCGCAGAACCGCCAGTTAAACTGAACGATCCAGGATCAACGCTCAGGGTGTAGGTACTCGACGAAATTAATGACCACTCATAACTTTGGCTGTTGAAAAACCCGCCAAAGCCATCGATGGTGTAATAGTCGTAGCCATTTTCGCTGAGGAAATACGTTAGCAGGTATGGCACCCCATCAAGGGTCAGTTGACCAGCTAATGAAGTCGGAGACGATAGGGCAAGAATCGGGCCTTCACCCAAATCCCCCATGACGCTGACAACTCCGAGGTCCGTAACCTCATCTGAAATGCTGCCAATCGGTGTAGTGCCGGTTATCGAAGCGAAGTCAGGGCTGGTGTACCCAACCCACCCATAAGGAACATAAAGGCCCGCCGTCATCGTTCCCATGAAATGCTATCCGGTCTTGCCGTTCAGCGCCCGCGCGATGGATGCTCGTTCCTGTTCCACGGGGAACAATCCCTCCTGCAATTGCCGGATTTCAGCGCGCAGGAGATTTTCGCGGGCCTTGGCTACCTCCAACGAACCTTGAAAGGTTCCGCCGACGATCGATTCAAGCTCGGCCCAGCGAGGCTCAAGCTCGGCATCCGCCGCTTCACGAACCGCCGTAAGCTCCGACCAGCGAGTACGCAGGGTTTCAGGGCTGAAATCCATGTGATTGCTCCTATGCGAGCGAAATGAAGCTGGAGGTGAAATCCACCGTGTCGGTTTCGCCGGTGGCCAGGCTGATCGAAGCGCCCCGGTCGTAATATCCGACAAGCGGGTCATTCGTCGCCGTGTCGTCGTAAACGTACACATAGCGATACGGCCCGACCGCGCCCGATGCCGTGAGGATCAGATCCGCGAATACGCAGGTATAGGTCCCGCCGGTCTGCGAGCTGCTGACCGTTGTCAGGTTCCGCGAGGACAGGTTAGCATAGCTGATCTGGGTGACGTTCGCGAGGATCGCTGCCGCCGTGGAACCGGTTGGGGGAGTCGACTCCGAACCCGGCGCCGTGTTGCTGAGAGCGACCACGAACTGGTCGGAAGCGAAATTGAATTCTTTCTCGCACAGGCGTTCAACGAAGCCCGCGATCTTCGAAAATGCGACCATGAAACAGGCCTCCTACAAATCGTCTCTGGTGATTTCGTTGATCGCCACGAACCGTGGCTCCGGCTCGGGACTGGAATTGCGCTTCGGGACGCCCTCAGGCTTGATCCTTGGCGGCTTCAAATCCTCTGGCTTCGGATCCCAACAGGCATTGCAGACACGCGCCCCTGTCCATTCCTTGCGGAGTTCTGAGCCTTTGCAGCGGAAACCGCAGCGCATGCAGATGAACGGCGAGCCGTATGTCGGCAGTTCAATTTCGGGATATTCCGCAAAGAACGTATCTGGCGCTTCGGTTGCCGCCATGCTCCCGGCGGTCTGGACATTGCCAGCGCCAGCGAAGGCGTCCCTCGCCTCGGTGGCCGCGAATGAGCCGGTGGTTTCCAGAACCCCGACAGCGGCGAAAACGTCCTTGGCCTCGGTTGCGGCCATGATGCCGGGAACGGAGTCCGGTACTTCCAGCTCGAACCACGTGATAGCAACGCCGCGCTGGCTCGGAGTGGAAGGCTTTACCGAACGGGTCGTGCCTACCGTGAACCTGGCCCTTACGTTGGTCCAGTCTGTGACCCCGGAAAGGTCGGGCGTCCAGGTCTGAGTAGCCATGGCGGCGGGGTCTGGTGCAGATTGACTGGTTATCAGGGTGGCGCCCTGGTAAATCCCCACAGTAAGCGTCGGAATGAACCCGCTGAGGTTTTCAACTCCGCTTAAATCCGTCTTGGCGTAGCGGTAACGGGCCGTGGCCGTCCCTACGCCCGGCGTGCCTGACGGATTGGAAAGACCCACCTCCAGAACGCAAGTGGTGTTCTCGGCATTCGCATATGCCTTGTCGGCATCGCTCGGGCTGCTTTCGTCAATTGCCGTATAGCCGCCCGTGAAGTTCGTCTGGGTGACGTTGCTGTCGGGACGGAGAAACTGGCTCACCAGATCTACCCGTGGGTGATCGTGGCGCTTGAAAGGGTCAGCGGCTGCCCGGATACGATCGATGTGCTGTTGAGGACAATATCCGTCCCGGCAGTACCAACAGTCAGACCGGTGACGATGTCGTTATTGCTGCCGTCACGAATACGGGCTGCGGCAGCCGTGCCGGTATTATCCGCCGAAGCATCCGACTTGGGGAAGCCGGAGAACGTCAAGACGCCGGCGCTTACGGTTGCCGCCGGATTGTCGAGGGTGATCGTGGCCAGCACGCTAGCCATTGCGGCGGTGCCGATCTCCAGCTTACCGGCAGTGCCGATAGCCGTCACCACGGCGGCAAGGCGCGTGTTCTTGAGGGTCGTGTTGTAAGTCACGGCCATAGGATGTCTCCTGAATTGAAATGCCCCACCTTTTCACAGGCGTGGGGCCTTCCTGGGGGTGATTAAGCCCCTGCGTTGCCGTAGACCGACCGCCAATCGGCCCAACCAGCACTGTAGCGATCCTGCGCCTTGTGCTTGTAGTTGCCGGTGTCGAAGTCGCTGTCCTCGCCGAACCGAAGGCCCTTGCGCTTGAAGTGAATCAAGCCGTTGGGGACATCCGAGATCAGGAACCACGCATCCGGATCGTCCAGGTACGGGTTCACCACCAGATCCGGCATCCAACCCGCTTCCTTGATGGCGTTCGGGTTGTTGTAGTTGGTGGTGTTCGGCTGTGTGGTGGCCTTGAGGATCCGCAGGGCATTGAAATACCCGTCAGGAGCCACAACCAGCGTCTTGGGACGAAGCATGATGTTCAGGCCGCGACTGTCCTTGGCCGTCATCATCGCCTTCATGGCATCCTCGAGGGACGCTTCCGTAAGGTCTGCCGCCGTCAGCTCGTTCGACTGAGTGCCGTTGAGCGTCGGGTGATCGGTTGCCACCAGTTCCTTGCCGTCGCCGCCCAGATAGGACGCATTCTGCGAGCGGTTCAGGATATTGGCGTGAACGATTTCCTTCGTCACCTTCATCGAGCGGGCAAGGGCGCCAGCGCGGTTGATCGCCTTGTCCCCATAGAGGTTGTCATCGACTTCCTCTTCCGTCACGATGAAGCCCAGCGCATAGTTCACGTGAGTGAACCGGGATGTTGGGCCTTCCGTGGTCGTATCGTATGCGATCGATTGGCCTTCCGACTTGATCGACGCAAGACCGAACCCGGCCTCCTCGACAATCTCTTCGTAAGCCCGATCAGACGACTGAATGTCGTAGATCTTCGACCAGATGGCAGGTTGCTCGTTGTACTTGGTGCCGAAGAAAGCTTTGACACCAGGCAGAAGGAGCTTGGGGTGAGTTGAGCGTGTAATAAGCATGTCTCAGCCCTCCTTATACGCCGGCCGTAGCGGGGATGTGGGTGTGCATGTTCAGGCGGACACGCCAGATGGCGTAGTTACCCTGAGCATTGTTCACGATCTGCGCCAGTCCGAGAATGCGGAGCTGGTGGGTCGCAGTCGTTGCAGCGGTGCTGGAATCGAGCATTGCAGCGGAATTGTTTCCGGTCGCAGTGCCATAGACCAACTGAGCGTTGAGGCCGACCGAAGCGACGGCAACAGCGCCGCCGACCGAATCTTCCTGGATGAAGAACTCCGCGAGCGGATTATCCTCGACCAGAACCTCATATTCCACCGATGCCGGGCGGTAGCCCAGCCATTCCGTCGCGCCGACCGGGCGGAAGCCCACAGCGACGCCGGTAATGGAGTTGGTGGTGCCGCCCGCAGTGGTGAGAGCGACGTATGGAACGCCGTCAGCGGTAGCCGCTCCAGTGACGGTCACAGGGTCGCCGTAGCGGATCGCGACAGAGTCGCTTGCCGCAGCAGCATAAGGCTGTGCACCGTCATTGTAGGGCTGGCTGAAAGCGCCCCTAACCGGCTTCAAGCCGAAGGGTACGTTTGCATTTGCCATTGAATTGAATCCTCCTAGCGGAGGCGGTTTGACGCCCCAGCGTAAGACACGTTCTCGGCAAGCGTCGGTTCGGGGTCAGCGTCACGACCAGTGACCTTCCCGCCTTCTGCCTGCCGTTCGATTTCTCTGCGCTTGGTTTCGAGGCTGGCTTTGTCGGCTTCGTCCCATTCCCGCAGCTTCACACACAATACGTGGTTCGCGGGGTTGCCGTTCTTGTCCGAAGCTCCAGGAACATGCTCGGCCCCATCTACGGGGTCCCAATCTTCCTTCATCTTCTGGTACAAACGGCCCGGACTATCGACGATCCATGCCAACTTGAAGTGCGACTTGGGGTATTTCTCATACGCCCAATCGGGGATCGCGAGGCGCATGCCCGCGTTTTCCGCTTCCCCGTCTTTGCGGCGCCGCTCACGCCGTACTGGAGTGACTTCATCACCCATGCCTTCGGTATTCTTTACCAACGGCGGACGCCCCCTGCGGGGCTGCTCTTGCTCGGTCATTCGACCGTTCCTTCCTTGTTGAATGCGTACTTGACGTACTCATCGACGCTTTTGAGCGTCCCCTTCTGGACCAGCATACGTGCAACGTGCTGCTGCTCTGGCTTGAGGTCGCTGAATGTGTGGCCCTGACGACGAACTGCGGCAGTGGCGGCAGGCGATCCTACCGCGATGACCTTGGCCGGCTCATTGCCTTTCGGTGCGTATTCCGGGAAGCGCTTGAACACCGCGTCCTCAGCGGCCTTGAGCTGCTGTTCGGGCGGCAAGTGCTTGTTCTTCTCAGCAACGCCCCATGCGAATGCCTGGGCCTCGGGATCGCTCGAATACCATGAATTGCGGGCTGCGAACTCAGCGGCGTAATCCCGATGCTGCGGGACGGGTGCGGCAAGATTGGCAATCTGTCCTACAGCCTGTTTGGCCGTGTCCTGATCACCTTCCTCTACCGCACGGGCGTGGATCGTTTCCCAGCGGGCGCGTTCTTCAAGGCGGGCTTGGGTAACCCGATCCTCGATGATGCGGGCCTGTGTTTCGGCAATGCGAGCGGTTGTTTCGCGAACCTCTTTCAGTTCCCTCGAAACATCCTTGCCCCGCTCAAGGCCGAACTCGATGAACTTGTCAGCCGGGCGCCATTCGCCCTCGCCGCTCCATTCCTCTTGAGGCTTCCAACCGCGTGCGCGGGCGAAGTCCTCGATGCTGGGAGGAGCGGTATCGATCGGGTCGGCCAGCTCTTCCGCGCCTGCTTGGAGCGCGTCAATGTCCACCCCATCCGGAGTGTCGTCTAGTTCGTCCGCCATCTGGCGATTACTCCTGTGAATTGCCCTAGCCGGGCCAGCTCATCCCGCTATCGGGAATCTCGTCAGGCGATTGCCCGGATTTCATCTTCGTCGATCAGGCGGAACTTCTGCT